CTTCACCAAATAAATTATTTAAACCTGCATAGATATGTTGTTTTGGAACTGTATTAATATCATCATAAACATAGTCTTCAACTAAACATGCTAGTGAATCTAGTTTACCCGTGTATCTAAAGAAACCATTTTCTGACATCCAGTATGCAGAACCATCTACTTCAACAGCTGCATTCTTTCCAATCAATCCACAATTAGTCCCCACTTGTTGAAATGAAAATACGAAAGGCGCACCAACAAATCTCATAATAAATAAAGAGGTATCGGTCCATACATAAATTGCATCCCGACCTCTAATCGCTGCAACAATCCGTGTTCCATCAGCCAGTCTTTGTGTACCAGCGGTATTGGTTGCGGAAGGTGCCCAAGAAGTTGTAGCATTAATTGATTCTTGATCTGACCATCTAATATACATATCATCTTGTGTTGATGCTGTACCAATTATAGTTTCTGTTCCAAAAGCAATTAAGTGTCTGTCTGGAGTTGATACTAAAGTTTGTAATGATGCAGTAGGACAGTTAGCAACAATCGTTGCTCTAGTTCCTGTAGCACCTGTTGCATTTGAATCCCATTCAAAAGTTGCACCATCAAATATAGTCGCAATTAATTTATTTCCAAAATTGTCCAGGGACCAAAGTCCTGGAGCCGTTACAATGTCACCTGTTTGTGATGCACCCCATTTAGTATAATCCGATGCATTGGATACTGTTGCGCCATCAGAGTGTGAGGCAGCAGTTGTGTTATCTGATCCTCTTGTTAATCCTGATAAAGTATCTGTTCCTGTAGTGTTTGTTGTATAAGCAATTCTTTCATTATCTATTAAAACTGTTCCTGTTGCAGGCATACCACTTGAGTCGGATAAAACTATACTAGTTGAACCTGAAGTTAATGCGCCATTTAAAGTTGCTGTAATTTCTCCAGCAACAGTACCGCCCCATAAACCTAAACCCCAACCAGCAGCTGATTCTTCAACTGCAGGTCCTATTGAATAAAAATGTTGAACTCTTACTCCACCAGAAGTACTGGCTCCTGATCCAGATTCAACGGATCCCATTTCAACAGTAATCGTTGTTGAAGTTGGAACGGATGTAACCATAAAATTAGTATCATCAAAATCATCGGAATCAAAATTAGAGTTTGTTGCGGATGAAAAATTATCACACCGAATAATATCATATTTAGTAATATTATGATCAGATGCAAAAGTGATTGTGACTGTAGCGTCGCTTTGCGTTGTTGTAAAAGCGCTAGTTAAAGTTGTTGTAGCTTTAATAGGAGTAATATCATAAAATGCTCCTCCTGAATATACATATAAAAATCTGTTAGTACCAATTGCTGCGTACTTAATTCCTGACGCATTAACAAAATGATGTAGTGCTGTGTTTCTACCTGTTAAAGTATTATCTCCAAGTTGTGCCCAACCCCCTATTTTTTCAGGTGAGCCATATCTAAAACGCACATAGTCGCCACTAACCCATTGACCCTCGCCGCCCGTTGATGTGACTTGTTTATTAAATCCTGGTTGTATGTTAATTTTTTGTAGCATAATTATCTCGCGTTACAAGGTACTCCGTTTGAATTTACGAATGGATTTTCAGCGAAAGCCATGTAGATGTATGTTTCTCCAGAACCATTTGTTTGAGCATCCGTATCTCTTATTTTAAATCCATTACTTAAATAATCTAAATCCCACTCTGCACCTTCAGCACCACTTGAATGTGGCATTAGTCGTAAATCAACTGGATTATCTATATCTCTTTTATTATCATGCATCCACCAAACATCTACTCTACTTGATGCTTTACCAATTACCATAGCAGGTTTAAATCCTGTATAAACAAATGTTCCATCGGCATTTCCATTTCCTGTGTAGCTTCCAAATTTTGAGTAGCCTTGTTTCTCTGCGAAGCAGTAGGCTATCATTGGTGAAGATGATTTATTTGTATTATCAGCATTTCCTACACTAAAAACAGCAGTTGTTGGTGATGTGCTATTAAAAGCATGAGCAGCTGTATTTTTTGCACCAGTTGTATTTAAATGTAATCTTTCTGTATTTGCTAAAGAACCATGATAAACATCCCAATCTGTTGATGTGTTTCTATTTTTAAATATAATCATTTTAGGAGCAGTTGATAAACCATGTTTTACAGTTGCGTTACTTCCAGTTCCTGTGTATGAACAAATTGAAAACCCAGCATCAGTTGATACACTCCCAGCACTATCAATACTTCCAACTCCAGTTGAACTTGCGTCATTGGTAAATGATGTTCCAGCTTTCCAGTTCCATGCTACATGAGTACCTGAACTGGTATTAAAACTGCCAGACACATTTGTAACACCAACAGTAAAACCATCACTATCAAAACTTTTTAAATCGTTAGTTGAAGCTGCTGATGTTTCTTCTGCACTAGTTAAGTCAGCAAAAATTACTTTACTTCTAGTTCTTACACTATCTACTAAAGCATGACTCCTAATTGCACCCCTTTCTTTAAACCAGATCCAATCTGGTTGAAATCCAACTCCTGTAATAGCTAATGAACTACCTGTACCAGTATAAAGTTTTGTATTAAAATATATTGCTGGATCGTCTATTGTTGTATAAACTGCCATTTAACCTCCATATGCTCCTAAATTTTTAGTACATAATGCGTAATATCCACTAGGTACTGCGTATTCAAAATTTCCATAACCATCTGCATCTGCGTTGCCTGATGAGATTGCATAAGGTGGAGAGCCGAAATTAAATTGATTCGTAAATGTTGTAGCTGCTGCTCCTGCGTGTAGATTTATAAATAATGACATAGGACCTTTAATTATATTTGCACTATTTGTAAGATAACCATTTCCAGAAGTTGGGTCACCTCCTGTTTCTGCTGTATTATAATTCCACCAAACACCATTTATACCAAAATAATATTTTGTATTATCTAAGTCTAAAGCATACATAAAAATATCATTAGCAGATGGAGCAGTATAAAAACCATCAACTTCAGTAGTGTTTCCTCCACCATCATTTGAACCGTCTCCATTTACTGTAAGTCTAATTCTTGAATATCCAGTAGCAATAGAAACTTCATTTGCTGGGAATGTAGTACCTGTTCCAATATTTTCTTCATAAGAACAAATTCCAAGTCTTGTTCTGTCACTAGCACCAGATGTAATTAATTTTGATTCCCAGTACCATTTTCCAGATGTAGGTGCAATTGTATTTGCTATAAATAGTCTTGAAAAACTTTGACCACTTACAGTTGCCTCTAAATTTCCATTAGATAAAGTATAACCATTTGGTGGGTTTGAAACAGCATTTAATGTATTAAAATTATTTGTGCAAGTATCAGTAGATTGATCTATTGCTGTAAGGTTATTAACTGTAAAGTTATTAGAGTTACCAGATACGTCTGCACCTAAAGCACCACTATTTTCAAAGTCTAAATAAAAACCATTATCGCCAAATGTTAATCCTGATACATCTTTCGGTTTCCAAATTGTTGGACTATCTTCGTCAAATTCTCCAAATGATGTGTGGTCTAACATTTGTCCATCAATAGCAACAAATTCTGCCATATACATATCAACATAGTATGCACTACCATTTTGACTAGCTCCTATTCTTGAATTTAATCCATTTCGTAAAAATTGTGATACATTACAACCAGCATTTGTTCCTAAAGTTTGTAAAGTTCCATTTACATATATTTTAACTTGATTAGCTGCACCAGTTGCTCCGCTATTTCTTGCTACAACAATATGATACCAAGCAGAAACATCTCTAAACTTTGCACTTGTAGTATTAGCACCAGCGCCACTTCCATTGTATGAAAGAGTATCATCTGTTTCAAATTCTAAATCATCTCCAGCAGCAGCAGAGCCATCATAAGCAGCAAAAATTGATTGTCTTGTTCCTAAAGCACCTCTTTTAACCCATACTGAAACAGTAAATGCTGCTGTGCTTGTTTGACTAGCACCAAATGCTCTAGTCATATAATCACTACTTCCATCATTAAACCTACATGAGTTGGCTACGTCATAGCCTGTGTCTTTTATGGAGTTAGTTCCAAGAATGATCATTAACTCTCCAATGTTGGAAGTTCGCCTAATGGTCTTGATTGAACTCCATCTGTTGTAGTGTAAGTATATAAAGTCTCTAATGCTGGAGTATCACTTGCGTTAGTGATTTGAGTTTCCATACTTGCTTGTTTAGTTCTAACTGCATCTCTGTGAGTAGATATAGCACTTGGTATAGCAGTAGATTTTTCTGTGTTCCTTGTAATGTACCAATCAGTATTATTTAATATTCCAGCTACTTGTGATTTTAAAGTTCTAATTAATGTTGTTTTTAAACCTTCAACCTTTACATCTCCAACTGATTTGTCATCTGGTAAATCTCCATCATCACTATCTTGTTGTGTCCATAAAGTATCTGCGTGTGCTTTAGCTGTACTTGATCCGTAAGTTGCAGTTACAGTTCCAGCATCTGCATCATAAGCATAAGATTGATTAGTATTGATATACCATTTCTCATCTTTTTTATTACTATCATCAAAGACTACTTCGTAAATACCTATGGCATTTAATTCTGATGTAGACCACAACTGAAATATTTTAGCTGGATATTGAGTATCTCCAATAATCATAGCTTTAGGATGATTGATAAATTTTGAAATTGATCCGTCTGTTATTAATGCGTACATATTTTAAGCCTCACTTAAGTTTAATG